TGATTGCTTCTATATTGAATGTACCATTATTCCTTGCGAGTTTATTTTTATTACAGACAAAATTTCGTCCTGAGATGCAAGAAGATACATTCTATTCAAAATATTTAGAAAAACGGTATCAATCAATTGACATTGATGATAGTCAATTAGTTCATAAAGAGGATTTAGAAAAGACTGCAAGGTTGATAGTAGAAGAAGTAAATAAAAATAAAGGAGCTGATGAGACAAAGATTGTAGAAACAATTTTGCAAGAAAAGAATATAGAGTATATTAAAGTTAATATACAAAACTCAAGAGCACTTTCACAATTATTTTTATATCCAGAGAAATGGAATGAACTAGTTGATAAATGGAAAAATGACAAAGCATTTAATAATGATATTTTAAGATTGCGTCTAAATGGTGCTATTGATGGAAAAGAAGATGATTTATATTCAATTACATTAACTGATATTGGACGAGACATAGCGACATCTCTAAAAAACGAAGGAATTTTATGGAATCAGAAACATAAGAGGAATATTTAGTAATTAACATGATTGATTCAGTAGATGACAAGGTGGCTACTGCCGTTTCCGCTGTAAGTGGTGGCATCTGGTCAACGCGTGAGGGAATCATGTTTGCCGGGAATGCTGATAGGGTAGAAGAGGAGCTTGCAGAAATCAAGGAGGAACAAGGGGCAAAGAATGAGCAAATCGGAAATAAGGAACAGAAAAACGTTTCTTAGCTAGAAAAATTACGGGATTTATAATTTTGTAACAAGAGAAATAGAATAATTAGTGGTGACTCTTTGGAGTTGCCGCTATTTTTTTTGCTCTTTAAATTGTAAATATTAGAATATAATTTTGAATTATAGAATTATATATGTATTTTTGTCACACGATAATTGAGTAACCAATGAGAATATTTACCGAACAAGCATTAAAAGAATATGCAGAGAACCATCCCGATTCAAAGGTCGCTTTGCAAGAATGGACTACCATTGTGAAAAGAAGTAAGTGGACCTGTTTTGCCGATATTAAGAAAACGTTTAATAGCGTTGATAATGTAGGTAATCAACACTATGTTTTCAACATCAAAGGCAACAACTATCGTTTGGTAGTAGTGATTAAATTCACTATTCAGTTTGTGTATATTCGTTTTATTGGTACTCATAAAGAATATGATAGAATAGATTGCGCTAATATTTAGGATTATGACAAAGATAGAAAATCAAGCCCAATATGAATGGGCAGTGAAGAGAGTAGAGGAACTTCTTCCATTGGTGAAAGATGATACCCCTTTGAATGACCCGAATAGCATAGAATTGGAACTTCTTTCTAATTTGGTTGCTGATTATTCCGAAGAACATTTTGCATTGGGAGAACCAACACTTGTGGAGGTTCTTAAACTTCGTATGTACGAAATGGGGCTTAATCAAAAATCACTTGCAAAGTTGGTTGGTGTCAGCCCATCACGATTAAGTGATTATATATCTGGTAAATGTGAACCAACCTTGAAAGTTGCTCGTGAGATAAGCCGGAAGCTAAATATTGATGCAAATATAGTGTTAGGAGTATAAATTCTAAATCTACGATAAGGTTACTATGGAAAAGAAATATCAAGTATTTGTTAGTTCAACGTATGAGGACTTACAGGAAGAGCGAAAAAAAGTAATGGAGGCACTTTTGCAAATGAATTGCTTTCCTGTAGGAATGGAGTATTTTAATGCTTCGGATTCATCACAATGGGAGGTTATTAAAAGTCTTATACGTGAGTGTGACTATTATGTTTTGATTGTTGCTGGACGTTATGGATCAATAGAGGAAGAATCAGGGAAAAGCTATACGCAAAAAGAGTTTGAATATGCAATTGAGCAAGGAGTTCCGGTCATATCGTTTGTACATAAAGCTCCTGAATCTTTACCTGGTATTAAAATTGAGCAAGAACAAATCAAACGTGATAAATTGGAAGAGTTTAAGTCTTGTGTTAAAAAGAAGTTATGCAAGTTTTGGATCAATGCTGATGAATTGGCATCTCAAGTTGTATTAAGTTTGAATTCTTTGATTAAGACTAATCCTCGTATTGGTTGGGTAAAAGCAAGTGAACTTTCTTCGGCTGAAGCGAATAAAGAGTTGTTAAGATTGACTGAAGAGAATATAAGATTAAAT